AATCATTTCGGGAGTAATATCCTCAGACGTTAACATTTTTTGAAGCGGCAGCGCTGTCATATTCTCCACGGGATAAGCGGTTACTTCAAGTGAACCGTATTCTAAATTTTTTAAAATATCATCGGGTTTTTTATTGTCGGCATTTAAAACCGTCATGGTAAGGCTTGATAAATATCCGACATTTCCAACGCAGAGTACCCAATAATCATTTTCCTCATAATAATAAAATTTTGCGTCAGCGCTGCCGGATAATTTTGTTATTGATGAAGAAAATTTTTTGTCCCTGTTGCTGACTTCAATTAAATATGTTCCTTTGAAAACGTTGCCAAAGTTATTTCCCCCACAAAGAATGAACGAGATGTTTTGCCGGAGATTGCCGGGGTTTGTTGTATTTGTACTTACCGGTATTTTACAAAGAACCTTTGCAGCGACTTCAGGCCCATCAAAAATCGGCGATTTAAAATTCCATCCGGTTGTCTCTATTGCTTCAATTTTTGCTCTTAATTCGCTAAGATCAATTGCGCCCGCGTCAATACGAACCCATGATTTCCATGATATATAAAGAGAACGAATATAAACCTCGCTGCGGTCGTTTATGTAGAGCTGATACAGCCAGCCATTGTAATTTAATCTCGCCATAACTATCAGAAAGCCATAGGGATATGCGCTTGACAGCCCGTGGGTTGAACTGTCCGAAAGACCTTCGCCGTTTTGGATTCCAACCGGATATATTGCCGTTTCGGTCAATGTATTCCAATCCACGGAATTATCCGCAATCGGGGACTTGGTGATAATATCTTGTTTGACGGACAAATCAGATTGTGTGGCATAATTGCTTAAATCAACGGCAGTTGTTCCCACAAGTTCGTACGCACCGTCTATCCATAGATATTCGTCGTAAAGATTTCCGGAAAGCAGATCGTCTTTCGGCAAAAGATACAATACCCTATCCAAACCGACTTCCGGAAGCTCTGTTACCTTGACGGGCTTAAATCCTGCGGAAGCAAGCATTGAAATAACATAATCAAAAACCGACTTTGAGGTGCTGACTGTTTCGTTTGTCGAGCTTGAATTTATAACTTCTGACGGAACGGGAACGTCTTCTTTTTTGGCATATCCGCTAAGATCGACCGTGCCTCCGTCACCGCCTCCTTTCCCGGCGGACTTAAAAGGGTTATCAGCCGATCCTGTGCCCATTACCATTACTTTTCCGCTTCCGAAGATATGCAGGTCGTTGAACCTGTATCCGTGCATAGTTCCGTTTGAACTTCCGGGAGGAATGCTTATAACCCCGTCTTTGCCCTCGGCAATGTTGGGAGACAAGGACATCTGCACGGCGTCCGAGCTGTCATTTCGCAACCAGAAATAGGGATAGCCCGCAGTAAACCGTACCTGCATTTCACCGCCCGGCAAATTGATTTCCATTGCGTTTGTTTCAATTGTTATCATTTTGTGACCTCCTTTTAGTTTGTTGACCCATCGGGACGAGGGTAAAGGCTGTAGCAACCCTGGAAGCTGTTTTTGCCGAAGGTGCAGTCCTCGGAGACGATAATTTTCTGCAAGTTATAGCAGCCTTGAAAAGCATAATTGCCAATCGATGTTATTTCGTCCCCATTCAGTATTTTGCTGACATCAGACAAGCCGTAACAATTCCGAAAGGTATATCCCAAAATATCTCCGGAAATTTTCTTTTTAAGGTCAATTCTCCGAAGCGCATAACAGCCTTGAAAAAGACCGATATCTGCATTTAGCGGCAGACCTTTCGGGTGATTGATCTGCACATATTTAAGATAGTCTTTGTTTGGGAATAAACTGCCGTATGGATAGCCGTTCTTTTCGTTATAATCAGTAACAAACACAATGTTTTCACCAGTCTTGACTATCTGCCACGGAGCTTGACCTTTTCCGCTGCTTCTCCAGCAATTTGTGTTTTCGTCTGTAGTTATGCGGATAAGATATTGACCCTCCTCGGCGTATGTGTGGTTAGGGTATCCAAATTCTTTATAGTTGTTCTCTGTGCCGTCGCCCCAATCGCAGTGGATATGTCCGTGTCCGATTTCATTGTCCGATTCGCGACCCAGTATAAGATAAAAATTCATTCCTGTATTCCACCGATCATTTTTTACCGCCCAAATCAATATATAAATATCATACTCACCCGGTTCCGGTACGGGTATCCACCAATCGGGCGGCTGCCAGTCGGGGGAGGGCGTGCCGCCGCATTTCTTTTTACCAACCGCAAGCCCCGCGGCAAATCCCGATGCAAATCCCATATTATTCCTCCTTTGGCGGGTCTTTAAGCGTAACATTATCGCCGTCCCATTCAAGCTCGTACTGCATAACGGTGTCTCCGTATATTGTGCTGAAACCGCTCAGATCGGCGTTTACCTCTATTTTCGGCTTAGCTTTATCCTCCATTGCACCGTCGAATATAACAACTCCGTCGGCAGTCGCGGGCGAATATCCAAATTTTTTGATACCTGTATTTTGTACGCTTCTTGCTTTACTCTTTTTCTCTGCAAGATGTATAATGCCCTGATAGCGTGTGATCATTTGAGAATTGTTTGCAAGCTTTTCACCGTCAGCAATACGTTGTTCAATTTTTCTTGATAATGCCCCGGTGTAGTCAAATTCTGTCTCGGTAACATCATTGCTACCGCAGGAAATAAATATTCCGGCCGGAGTGGGTATTTTAGTAATGTGATTTGCGACCCGCTCCGAGCCGTCGCCGAATGCAATTCCGGCATTTATTTCTATTGCGGAGCTGCTGTCGTTCAGAATACATTTGCTGCATTCCCAAGCTTCATATACAAAGTCCTGTAAGCGATCTTTGATCATGCTTGCAATAGCTGCGGACGCGTACTTTGAGGATATTTTCAGCGTATTGAAAATATCCGCTCCGTTATTTCCCGATATAAAGGTATCTGTTCCGTTTGACATTATAACCTGCGTAATCGGACCTTTAACGCCGCCTGTTGAAATTTCGGTATGTTTAAAAACGGTATTGCCGGGGTCATGAGTATATCCGAACGGAATAAATAAAAGATTGTTACTATTATCTACTTTAAAAAATCCGCACCATGCTTCCGAAACGTCGTTCAAAATCTGATTGCAGTTCTGAGCAAGCACGTCTTCCTTGGGCATATAGACGGGAGGAATAAACTTATCAGACCCGATTGAAATACTGATTCCGAATCCGTTGAAGCCGCATTGTGAGGCTATGTGCTGTACAACATATTGGCTTTCGATCATATCGTTTACAGCAAACGCGTCAAATCCGGTTTCACTCATTGTATTTTTTTGCTCCGTCCAAATCATTCGGTCATAGCACTTGAAAGATATAACGCTGCCTTTTTTGCTTCTGGAATAAATATAGAATGTGGGCGCAATTGTTACCGGTGCTCCGTCTGCTCCGGACATATGAAATGTTACTGTCGCCGACGGCGGTATGTCCTGAAAGCCGTAATCGGAAACCGGAATATCAAAGGTCAGTTCAGACATACATACTCCGGACGTACCGTAACCGTTCGCATTCTGCATTATTTTCACATTACCCCAGCGCAGGAACTCATGATTGTTTATTTTCAGTATGTAGCTAAAGACCGTCGCCGTCCGTTATAAGGCTTTTGGCAATGAGCGTAAAGTTTACGCTGTACCGCACCCCATTGAAATTTGCCTGCTTAAGATCGCCCGGAATGTTATCGCAATAGCAGTCCCCCTCAAAGTCGGGACATACAAGCGCGATAGCCGGTTTTTTCAGTTCGGCAACCAAAGCATTGAAATCTTCCGGTATAATGCGGTCTATAGTGACTTTGAGGGAAAACCTTATGCCCTTTAAAAATTTTTCCTCGCTCCCGTCAAAATTCTGAAAGCTGTTTTCGGTGTCGTAAACATTTTCCCAGGATGGAGAATACCCGTGAAGTATACGAAGCGTAAAGCCTCCGATGTACAGCGTGTACCCTCCGTTAAGACTTTCATTTTCCCGGAGAACATAATCATTCATACAGTTCCTCCTTAAAGATGAAAAGGATTGCCGCCCGAACGCGCGCCCTTGTCGATAATATCATTAAGCGTCATTTCCACATATTTTTTATTATCTATATTTATAACTATCGGGGTACTGGCGGCAATGTAGCTTTCCCCGACAGTAAGCCCGCTGCCGCTTGAATAGGCTTTCCCCGACGCGTCTGATTTACCGGACGTTTCGGAAAATACGGAATCCAGTACACGGCTTATAGTGCCAAGATCGTTTACGTCTCTCATGCTGTCTATCATACCCTGATAAAAGTTTTCTATGGTCTCCGCGCCTTTTTCATACGCGGTCTTGGTCATGCCGGAAAACATTTTTGTAACGTCGTCCATTGCTTTTTCCGCCTGTTTGTTGGTATTTTTCCGCGCCTCGGCTACAGCATTGTCCGCCGCCTCTTCCTGACGTTCTTTAAGAGCATTCAGCTCCCTATCGTATTGCTCCAGCTTGTTCTGAGGAATACTCAAAAGAGTGTCTATGTAATCCTGACGTGTGCCGCTGGCATAATCAAGATTCATTATTTCAGCCATAAGGTTTTCACTTATGCCCTTTTCCCGCAGCCTGTCAATAGAAGCCTCGTACCTGTCAAGCCTTTTGATCTCCGCGTCAAGGTCCTTAAGGATAAGCATATCCTCTCCGTTTTTATCCTTGACAGTCTCCGTAAGCTCTATATTCCTGAAATCGTTAAGAAGCTGCTCCCGCTTGCTCTTTATTTCGGCATAGGCTTTCTCAAACTGCGAGGTTACAGCCTCCGCCTGTTCCTTGGCAGATTTTACAGCCTCGTCGTCCAGATCGTCCGCAAGTTCTTTTCTGCCTTTAAGAATTTCGGAGTTGTATTTTTTATACAGGTCGGATTCCTTGTCAAGAGCGGTAATGATCGTCTCCAGCTCGTCATAATACATCTCGTCTGTAAAATCGTCGTTAAGCTCCTTGCGCTCCTTTAAAGCTTCAGCCTGATTTTCTATCTGCTGTTCGTAGGCTTCCTTTTGTTCCTCGGTAAGGTCGGCGAAAAACTTTTCGGTCTCATCATAGTATTTCCACCATTCCGCGGAATCTTTATTTATGTTTTCATTAAGAACCCGCCGCCGCTCGCTCCAGTATTCCGTATCATCAGCAAACTGATGAGTATTTTTCTTATACTCCAGATTTTCCATTTTCTTCTGGAGGTTCTTGACTATTTTCTCCTGTTCTTTCTTAATTTTATTTGCGGCGTCTTGGTATTTTTTCGTATACTCGGCTATCATTCCTTCGGCGGCGATTCTTGCACCGTCGGCAGAAGTTTCTACAATTTGATTTTTAGAAAATTCGGAATAGCTTTCCTTGATATTTTCACCAAGCTCTTCTATTTGTTTGTCATACTCAGCTATGTTTTTTTCAGCTTCTTTGATTCCGCGATTGGCGCTATTCCATGCATTTAAATCTGGCGTATTCAAAATTTCTAATCCTAATAAAGGATTTCCTTTATCATCAAAAAAGTGCGGCTGACCATAATAATCGTATGTTGCGCCTTTGCTTTTCAAACGTTTGTCTACTTCGTCAAATTCTTTTTGAAGCTCCTCCAGATTTTTTTTAGCTTCGATTTGTGCCGTTGCAATTTCTGTTATCTGATTTTCATATGCTTGAACATAAGCATTTTTTTTCATAGAAGCAATTACGCCGTCAATAGCATTGCCAAGAGAATTATAAGCCCCGGTCTGTTCGTCTATAAGCTGAATACTGTCGGGCATATACTGCTGCAGATCATTTGCAAGGTCTTTTAACCGTTCTTCTTGTTCGGCATTTCTGTTTTTTTCTTCTCTAAGCTTTTCATACTCTTTTGCGTTATCTTTGATAACTTTTATTTCCGCTTCGGAACGGCTAATTGATTCTTGTGTTGTTTTAGACAATTCTTTTACGTCGTTATCTAATTCCTGTATTTCTTTTCTGTAATCACGAATACGATTATTGGCGGTATCCGCATTTTTAGCAAATCCTATTAAAGCATTTACAGCCGCCCAGATTGCCGACGCAACAGCTAAAATTATATTTGCCTTTAGCGTGTTGTTGAAAGCTTTGGCAGCTATTTCACTTTGAGCCGCCGCGTCTTTAAATTCCATAAATGATTTATATATGCTGATAAGATTACTGCCAAATTTCCAAGCAGCAAACGCACCGCCGATACCAATAATAAGACTTTTTACCAATTCCCCGTTATCAGCAATAAATTCAAAAAGATTTATCGCAGCAGGAATACCTGTGTTGGTAGCAAACTTAGCAATCTGCTCCAGAACCTTAGCAAACGCATTGCCTATCTTTTCCAGGCTTTCCCCAAGTTCACCGTCTGAAATTTTGCCGCTAAGCTTAGATACCTCTTTTGTGGTAACCTGAACAGCCTCCCGGAAAGATTCTGTAAACTGGTCGTTGACTTCAATTCCCAAATCCTGAAGCTTTGATTTAAGGGAGTCGATGTCACCCCGAAGATTATCCCGCATGATCTTAGCGGTATCCTCCAGCGCACCGTTGCTGTCCTCTATCTTTCCGAGAAGAACGTCGTACTCCTCATTTACGCCCGACAATAATGCCTGTAAGGTGTCATACTGGGTCTTGCCGCCAAGCCGTGCGGTAAGCACTGCACGCTGTTCTTCATCAAGCTTTTCAAGAGCTGTAGAGACCTGCTCCAGTGTTTCCGTCACGCCGATAAATTTTCCGTTGGTATCGAAAGCGGAAACGCCCAGAGTTTCCATAGCCTTCGAGGACTTGCCCGACGCGCCTATAAGGTTTATAAGAACGCTGTTCAAAGAGTTTCCCGCTTCGGAACCCTTAATACCCCTGTTTGCCAGTATGCCTAAAAGGGTTGCGCTTTCTTCCAGGGAAACATTAAAGTTTTTGAAAGAACCGCCTGCAATAACATAAGCGTTGAGAAGCTGTTCCAATGATGTGTTGGAACTGCTCTGCGCTTTTGTGGCAACGTCCAGATAATGGGTAAGATCGTTTACCGATACGCCCATAGCCGACATGGAGTCCGTAACAAGGTCGGAAGTAGTGGCAAGGTCCATTGCCCCTGCTTCGGAAGCGCGGAGGATCGGCTCCAATCCGCCTAACATCTGCTGTGTATCCCACCCCGCCAAAGCCATGTAGCCCAAAGCGTCTGCGGATTCCTTGGCAGTTTTGGAAGTCGTCGCTCCCATTTCCTTAGCTTTTTCCCGGAGAGTGTCAAGCTCTGCACCTGCCGCTCCCGACAAAGCTTGCACCGTACTCATGGATTTATCAAAATCCGAACCTATTTTTACAGAAGCGGCTCCTTCGGCGACAGCGGTTGATGTAATGGCGGTTGCGGCCTTAAGAGTAATGTTCCATATATCGTTAAGAGCTCCGCCCACCTTGCTTTTCAGTTCACCCGCGCTGGCGCTGAGCTTGTCCATAGCCTGCTGATATTCCTTAGTGCCTTCAACGGCTTCGCGGAATGCTTTTGAAGACCGGTCGGTAGCGTCGTCAAGCTCTCTCGTCTCTTCTTCAAGCTGAGAAGCGGTAATGCGGGTCTGCTCCAGTTCTCGGCGGTATCTTCTGTATTCTTCCTCGGGAATGCGTCCGCCCGAACTGTCAAATTTTTTTTCTAAATCAGTGATTTTCGCTTCAACTGCCGCCTGCTCTTTTTGCGTTGCAACAAGAGCGTCCCGGTATTCTTTATACTTGTCGTATGTAATTTCTGTATTTCGGAAACGTTCGTCAGCTGTTTTTGCCGCTTTTTCCGCATCTTTGACTTTTTTAATAACCTCGTCAAGCTCTTTCTTCAAAGGCTCGTAAGCGTTTTCAAAAGCCTTATGGTTGGCAACGCCTTTTGCCATTTTTACCTGAACTTCTTCTAAGCTTTCAGCTTTAACCTTAGCGGATTCAAGCTTCTTGCTCAAAAGTTCGTATTTCTGCGCCAGAAGCTCCGCGTTGGTAGGGTCAAGTTTTAAAGCTTTGTTTATTTCCCGCAGTTCGGTATTGGTCTTTCGGGTCTCATCGTCAATTTGTCTTAACGCTTTTGTAAGTCCGTTAGTATCCGCGCCGATGGTAGCAATATAACCGTATTTAGCCATAATATCACCTATTTATTTAAAATTTCCTTAATTTTTTTATCAAGTGCCGCAGCCGCTTTATCATTTGCCGGCCGAATATGTCCGCCGATAGGGGAGGGAGCAACTGGCTTTCCGTTTTTGGCTTTATGCCCAAGTTCCAGCAGCCAGGTAAGCTGCCAGTTTGTCCTGTTATAAAGAGTACCGTAAATTCTGCCGTTACCTTTTTCACCTATTTTCATTTTCCAGCCTTTTTTATATGCCCCGGGCTGTAAATTTGCTTTAGCTGCAACGCGCTGACCGTTTCTGGTTGTATAGACGGTACCCGCTTGTCTTACAGGAGAAAGCTCCGTTACAACTTTTTGTTCAATGTTGAGGGTTACTTCTCTTACTGCTTGATCAATATCTTCTTTAACGTCGGAGGTATAGGCCGCTACGCTTTTCAGGATCTCCGATACAAGATCGTCAGCTGATACTTTTTGAGACATAGCGGTTCACTCCTTTGCAGTCAACTGTAAAACTAAATCTGAATATTTTCGTCCATCTCCGTGTAGGATACACGGTAAGCGTTATTAAGATATTCTCGTCCTTTTTCGGTACGGGAAAGAAGATAAATAAACGCGTCCCGTTCCAGGCACCAATATTCGAGTATAGATATTTTGTCTATTTCGTAAATATTCATATTGGCGTAATCGGAAACCAGCTTGTCGGATACTGTGTAACGGTCGTACTTTACAGTATCCTTACTATCCTCAGAGGGATAGTAAGGGACTGTAAGCTTAAGCTGTTCTCGAATTTTATTTATTCCTGCCTTATATGCTTCTGTAAGCAATACCTGCTCATTTGGGAAAATATCGGTATCGCCGAGAAGCAAACGACAGGAAGTATCATTGTTACATATTTTGAGCTTATCCCATACAGCTTTAGTGCATATCGGAATCTCATATTTTTTTGATAATAGTTGTATGGGGATATTATCAATTCCTATTTGTATCATAACAGACTTTCTTTTTGCATTGTTGTGGACTTAGTGCGTGCAGGTGCAGTCGAAGCGTTTTCATATCTCAAATCCTCAATAATAACAAGCGTACCAGTATTATCAAGTGCTTCCGCCGCAAATTCAACGTCGACTACCGTAGCCGCGTCTTGCTTAAGGGAAATAGTAAAACCCGCGGTGTTATGCCCCATAATTATAATGCGGAGCTTCTTGCTGTAATGCTCAAAGCCGATAATGTATCGCTGATCTTTTTTCTTGCTAAGGCCGCCTATTTTGATTGTATCTTTGTTTGTTGCCGAGTCGTTGAGAATTTCCGCAGTTTCACAAAGCACTTTGAGCGTTTCGCCGTTTATAGTCATAATGCCGCTTCTGAGCAAAACATTTTCTGCCGTGATCTCTCTGATCTTTACCTCTCCCAGGTCGCTCTGATCCTCAAAAACATCTACCGAATACTCCAGCTCCGCGCCGCCCTTGACTGCGCCGAAAATGTTTTCCTCGGAACTGAAAAAGGTATCCCAGCTTTCGGGGAGCGTTCCGTTATATTCTTCGATACGTATTTTTCCAGAACCGAGTATGTGCTTTTTTGTTTCAAATTTAGATTCCATGATTTATTCCTCCGTTTCATTATCGTCAAAATTTTCGTTTGCTTCAAAAACATAGGCTATAACGATCTCTTTAAGATCGTAGGATACATCAAGCACTCTTTTGAACGTGCCCAGTCCGCGAAGTATGTCCTCAACCGGTTTTTCAATAGGACGTGCTTGCTTTTCGTTTCGCTGCTGCGGGTAATGAAAATATACGGCGTATGTTTTGCGCCAGTATAAGGCAATACAGTCCGCACCGTCAGCAACGCTCTGAATGTTGCTCCATGTCACATAGGGCTTTTGGGGTACGTGCTGAAATACGTTTTCCACCACAGGTACTTTCATTTCCTTAAGAATGCCTATGATGTCTTCTACTATAGGGTTCATCAGACCTGCCTCCTTGCTTTGAATTTTATCTGTCTGTGCAGGAATTGAACATCATCGGGCGGGGAAATGAGCTCATATGTAAAACCGCTAAGGATAAACCTTGTTGTCTGCGGGGCAAGGAGCATGATTTCCTTGTTATAACGCACCGTAACGTTAACAATGTTTTCAGCAACGCCGCCCGAATTTGCCGCCCAAAACTCATCGCCTTTCAGACCGTTTACATACGCCCATACCGACATAAACGGAACAAAGCTGTGTATATCTTCCGGGTCAAGCGCGATCTGTAATTCTATACGGCTGTTGTATGCTCCCGCTTCCATTATTCCGACCTCATTTCCATTCGTATCTGCTGAAACGCGCTGCTGCAAATGTGTCTTACCGCATTGCTTACCTTATTTCCGGATTGTGCCGTAAATTCCCGGTTATCGTACAGATCGTTGACTATAAGCTTTGCAATGGTCTGTACGCGCGGGTCTTCTCTGGGAAAGTCGTCCCCCAACGCGCCTTTTATGTAATTTTCGGCGAAAAGGATAAGCCTTTCCACTACATCATCTTCATAGTCGCCGTCTATACGCGTGTATTTTTTTGCATCTTCAACAGTTATAAGCAGTTCAGCCATATCCCCACCACCTTATAAATTACTTAGAGCTGCGGCTCTTGGCAAGCAGACTGCTTTCCTGAGCGTAGTTATTGTCAGACGTCCCCGATTCCTGACCGAGCAGACCGTACTGATACGCGTTTTTGTCCGCAGGAATAACGTCAAAGCTCTCAATTACACGAAGCAGCGTCTGATTTTTTGTAAACAGCGCATGCTCAGACGTATTGAATGTAAGAGCCTTGCGGTCAATAAACCAGCAGCCGGCTTTCAGCGAACCGTAAAATACAGGGTGCTTGCCGCTTACGTCCGGGAGCTGCGCGTCGGGAAAAACAATAACGGAAAGCCCATTAAAGCGTTTCTGTGTTGCTTCCTTAACATCATCGGACATTATAGGTCTGCCACTTGCGTCGACCGAATCATCAAGATATGCAAACCCACTCTGATTTGTAACAATAACGCCGTCAATAAGGTAATCCTGTGTAACGTCGGTATTAATAGAATGCTTTAATGCCTGCCAGCCGGAAAGGTTTTTTGCCGTTTTATCAGTTTTCAGAACAGTAAAAATTTTGTCGTTTTCGGTTATGATGGCATTTTTTACGAACCAGCGGTTAAGGTATGCCATGAGCCCGCCTTTTTCGTTATCCTGAAGAATATTGGAGACGGGAATCATTTTGCCGTAATGCTTTATCTTGTATCCTGCACGCCTAAATTTCGGTTCTGTTTCCATAGATATTTCGTCGCCGTCGTCAAAAGCTACAAGTCCTGCGGGCTCGCTTGCCTCAAAGGTAAATTCGCCGCTGAGGGTGGTTGTGGGAATAACCGTAACCAAATCCTTTGCACTCATATAGGTTTTACGAAATTCCATAATTTCCGTATGTATATCCTCGGGGATAAGGTAATTTTCGCCGTTTGCGGCATTGTCGCCGGAAATAAGAGCTTTTTCAAGGGAAATAGCGTTCTTTTCCTCATCAGTAAGCCGCTGCTTTTTAAGCATTTTGGCAATAATTTTAAAGCCGCTGACCTTGCTCTTTTCCTTATTTTCGGGGACTTTTGGCAGAACGTCTGCCGCCGCGCTTTTTTCGACCTGCTCAAGACCCTGTTCCACCTTGTACTCGCTATCAAGTGATTTGATCTGCGCAAGCTTATCCGCCGCTTCGTCAAATTTTTTCTCGACCTTAAGGCGGGTCGCCTCTTCAAGAAGAGACTTTTTTGTGCTTAAAATTTCTTTCATTCTTTCAGTCATGATTATCCTCCTCGTTTTCGTGTATTGAAACAGCCGCTTTTGCTAAGGCTATTTCAATATCAAGCATTTTTTTCTTTTCGTCAATTTCCGTGTCATCGGTTTCGGGAATTTCCTTAAAAGGCTTGTCCCCGTATGATTTTATTACCCCCGCTTCTTTTTGCGCGGGAACAGCGACAAAACTTACCTCGAAAGCGTCCTCCGGGTCTTCAAGTATAAAATGACACTGCTTATCCCCGTAAGTCCTGCCGCCGATGTGCTTGCAGTAGGATTTGATGTTGTCCTGACCGCATACGGAGCATATCACCGATTTAAGCTTGCATGACACGGACACCTCTTTCATGATCCCCGCCGAAAGCATTGTAATAAAATCCTTTGTTGCGTCCGTCTGCACCGTGTAGCATTTGGCAATAAGCCGCGTTATATTTCCGTCTGTTTCCACCGCGGTATCGTATATCCGTGCGCACTGATTTTTTGCGCTTGGGTCGTGGTCGGATATAATGGTCTTGCCTACAAACATTTTTGAAAGCTGCAATATTGCGTTCTCCGAAAAACGTTCATTATCGCGATCAATCTGATTGTTGCAGATAGCAAGCTTAAATCCAAAAATTTCAGCAGCCGACAAGTTTTTTAAAGCGTATTTGCCGTTTATCACCGCAAGCTCGTTTTCTGAAATATCTGATTTTTCAATTTTTGCCGATTTTATAATACGATCCATTTACTCACCTCCGTTTACTTTATACTGTTTTCCCGCGTCCTCCACGGGTATCATTGAACCGTTTACCAGTAGCTTGTCACACCTCTTTGCCGGAAGGTCGATATAGTCCCGCGCCTCATCTGGAGTATATAAGCCGCCTGTAATTGCTTCTGTCAGAGTTTTTATTTGTTCTGTAGGACTTGCTCTAAGGATAGCCGCTTCATTGAATTTGAAATATATGCCGTTTTGCCGTTCTTGTTTTGTTAGCAGCTTGTAGCTAAATTCCTCTTCGTATTGTTTCAGAATGTACAGAAGCGTCTCAATGTAGAATGCCAGCTGCTGCTGTTCCGCCGCCGCATAGCTTGCCTTGGTGTAATCGTTTATCTGGTTAGGCTTTATGCCAAACGCCGCCGCGATCTGCAAAGCAGAATATTGCTTAAGCTCCAAAAACTGACCGTCCGTGAATTTCATGTTAAGAGGCTGAATTGAAGAACCCAACGGTATTGGTATAAACAATTCCGCGCCCTTTTCTTCACCTCGGGCATAACGGGTAATTCCCTCGGCAAAGGTTTTTGCACTCTTATCGCTTAGGTCTCCGGTATATTGCAGGACTGCTTTTGCCACAAATCCATTTTCGTAAGCTTTTGAGAGAAGCTGTTGCCCCTTTTGATTCGCTTCAACGGTAGAAGCAAGAATGTCCTGAATAGCCAGTCCCGTTATACCGTCAAGACTGACGGAGGAGCGGACGTGTATTATGTCTTCCGTACCGAAAATATATCTTTGACCATTTTTGGGGTGCGTGTAGATATACCAAAGCTTGGCGTTACCTGTATCAAAAATTTTTGCATTATCAAACCATAGCTGCATATACTGCGGTTCCAGCGGATAAAGTTTAGGGTTTCTGCCATAACCATGAATGAGAGCGTATGCATTTCCGTAATGGTTTCGGTTAGCCTCCATGGTTCCCATAAAGGTCGAGGATGTCATAAATTCATTCGGACGGTATCGAACAACGTCGTACATATCATGCCATGTGCAGTTGATCTTACCCTTTACCGGGTCTTTCTGCAAAAGCTTAAAAGGCATTTTTGCAATGGACTCCGATAAAATTTTTATACAGGAAAAATACGTTACTTCTGACAACTTATTTGACGATACGCCGTCCAGGTTAAAAAGGTCTATAAGCTGCTGCATGGTGACGATTTTTTCACCGTTGGCGGTAATTTCCCCTATTTCGGGAACAGCGGGGGCGGTTTCTTCCTTTTTGCCTCCGAAAAGGCTTTTCAAACTGAATTTTCTTTCCTTAACCATTCCGCACCTCCGTAAATACCCGATCGGAGGGGGAACGAATGCGAATGCTTGTTATCATGATGTTCTCCTTTCTATTTCCAGCCCATTTGCTGCAAATAATTATCCATTTCTTTTTGAGTATCAACCACGGCGTGCTTGTTTCTTTCAAAACTGTACTTGCGGCAGTTAATGCAGGAGTCTACTGGGTCTATACGTCTGTACCTGCTCCGTGCGCCGCTCTGCTTGTCGATCTTTATTTCTTTGTAGGAATTTTCCACCGTCACTGAATTGCAGAATGAGTAACGCAACAGTTCGTTGCACTTGTTATATTTTAATTTGTGTGATCTTACCCGGAGCTGAATATCAACAGTTGCGTCATTTAGTTGTTTGTGAGATTGAGTAACCGCTACTACAGGAACGCCAAAAGTCTCTTCAAGCTCCGCAAGAATGCCGTCAAGGTTATGCGGATCGGCGGCAATTGCCTCGAGCTTTAGATCGTAAAGGCTAATAAGTCCCTTTGCCTGGCTCACAATGAATTTAAAGTCGTTTTTGTAATCGCTTGCGCCGCCCGTTACGGTTATGAGTCCCTGCTTTTCCCATACGTCATAAGGAACAAGGTCAGTCTTGCAGTGCTCAGAGAACCGTCCGCGGGGCATAAAACTGTGAGAATAGTAATACAGCCATTCTCCGTCTTCAAATTCCAGAGAAAGGGAAGTAAGGTCTCCGCCGCTGGAAAGGTCCAGACCAAGAACGCACCTTCTTCCACGGTAATTTTCAAGTGTCTCATCACAGCCACAGGCAAGAATATCCTCCGCGCTGACATACTGATAATCTGAAGCTTGATACCACATATTGCAGCACTTTACAATATAGTCAGATAATGCAGTCCCGCCCATGTCCCGCGCCGTTTCAGCATCACGCTGCTGTGTTTCTATACCAAACTCCGTCTGGCATAATACTGGGTTTGCCTTTATCCATACGGCAGGATTATAGGGATCATCATCTTTATCCAGAGTGTATATGTCAACAAAGAAGTCTTCTGCTGTAGCCGCCCCGCTCAGAATATTGCAGCAGTATTTATCCATCTCAAAACAAAAACTGTTTACATCGTTTCCGCGAGTGGTTATCATGCTGTTAAGGGTTTCCGGCAAGCTTCTTGTTCCCTTATAGAGCGCGTCATATATTGAGCTGTCTTTATGCTGGTGTATCTCGTCAATGGAATTGAAGATACTGCGGAAACCGTCTTGTAGCCCCGCCTCTTTTGAAAGAGCTTCAATGGTACAGTGAGTATTTAACGCTGTTATAAGGTTTTTGTATTCGGTTATCTTGAAATATGCGGAAAGATCACCATCGGCAAGGATAAACTTAGTCATTTCCTCCCATGCAAGCTTGGATTGTCGTTTCATGGTAGCCGCCGTGAAAAGCTTTCCGTAATTATAGCCTCCGAAGCTCGCAAGGTAAGTACCCCGAATACCGTTTTTGAATGTTTTGCCGTTCTGACGCGCCATGGATTCATAACTCCGTCGGAAACGCCTGTACCCGTTGGGCTTTACCCAACCCATAGGCACTCCAAGATCGAAGCATTGATTGCCGTACAACTTGACAGGCTTTGGACTGTTGCCTTCAATAATAGTCAGTGTTTCGGCATAATCTAAAATGCGTTCACTTTTTTCAGGCTTCCAAAGGTAAGGAAAATCTTTTGTACCCTGCCGATCCAGATCGTTAAGATGTCTTTCGCATGCTTGACGATGTTCCTTGCAGGCAACAATATTTCCGATGGCGACCTGCTCAGCATATTGTGTTGCGCGGTCGATCATTTTATCACCGCCTAAAATAAAAATGAGCCTACAATTACACAAAATGTAATCATAGGCTCATTGGCGCAACAGATTATTTATTCTTTAATTTTATTTTCGTTGATTCTTATTTCAAATAGCTGCTTGCAAATTTGATTTTTACATCGCATTTCAAGACCGCGGCAGACGGCATCTTCTTTCATTTTAACGGTTGGCATTTCAAATCCACAAAACGGACATGTTACTTTATGCTTTGTTGAATTTAAGTGCTCACAGCTATGCACCGCTGCGCTTTTTTCAATTTCCCTCGTTAAATCCGTGTCTGTCCAATTCATGTATAGCATCTCCTCACGTGAATTTACTGAACTTATTTTCCGGAGGAGCTTCTTTCGGAGCGACAAGCTTACATCTCGACGTGATAGTTAATCCCATAGCATTAGCACATGAAAGGCATTCACGGAAATTCTTATTTTTTAAAGCCTCAAATTCTTTTAGCTTAGGCAGCCACTTCAATCGCTGATTAGCGGAGTGGTTTTTCCGTATGATTTCCTGCAGGGTAGTTTCGTATTCGCTGTACCTTGCCTTGGAGCATACGAACATACCCAGAGTATAACAATCAAGGTTTCCCATAACCCCGATACGGACAAGCTCCTCCGCGATCTTGTAAAATTCTTCGACCTGCTCCGGTTCGGTAAGAAAGTTGGGAGGGTGAATATTATCGGCAACAACCTTCGGCGCGGAGCTTTCTCGCTCCTCCATATCTTTCTTGGTAACATGAGTACGCCCCGCCGCTTTTATAGCTTCCGCTGACATTTTATTTCTTCCCATTTTTTTCAAACCTCGCTTTAAAAATAATTTTTTCTCAGTTAAAATTTACGACAAATTTTTATAAAAGGATTTTTTTCTACTCCGAAGGGCGGTGCGGGTATTTTGAACGCAGGGCAAACTTTTTTGTTCGCCCCCCGTTAATAAATAAAATATTAAAATTTAAACCAAACTTACCTTTTTGTTCGCTTTTTCTTGTGGCAGGAATCGCACAACGCTTGCAAATTACTGTAATCAAGTCGCTTACTCCAATCATCGAGTATAGGAACGATGTGGTGAACGTCGGTAGCTATGTCGCCGCACTCCTCACAAGTGTAATGCTCCTGCTGAAGCTTATATGCAGACAAGTCTTTCCATGCTTTGGAGTTATAAAACTGTTGACTTCGCGGGTCATGTCTGCCGGAATTGTTTGAAGTATATTTGCTTTCGCATTCTTCACACATTCGTTTGGGGTAAGGAACTAACCGTCCGCACTTGCTGCAAAATTTCATCATAAGTTGAAATCGTCCTTTTCGGCTTTTTCTTTCAAAAACTTAAGTTTTTGCATAGCAATCTCGTATTGCTGAGGATTATTTTTATACCTCTCCGGATCCCAGTTGGCAAGTAAAAATATACACGCAGTGACATTTCCGCCGGTAGCGGCTTTAAACATTGCGTCCTCAACAACCTTGATCCTATCGCCGGCACTCTTTTTTAAAGCAGCCGCAAAGGTCGCTTTTTCTTTCTTGTATTTTTTAAACGATGTATAGCCTATCCCAAGATTTTTCGCGATTTGACGTTCCGACACTCCGTTGCTGTGCCAATCGATAATTTGACTTAGATTCGGTTCTATGATATCAAAATATATATTCGCCATGTTATCACCTTCAAATCATGTATTAACAACGGTTTGCGCAGAACAAACCAAAAATCTCCATTTTATCTAAAAGTCTCAAAAACAGTCTTACTGGGTCTTTTTATTTTATAATAGCACAAAAATGTGAACCATTTCAAGTTCATCTTTTCGGAGGAATCAACGGAGGCTTTTCCTTTTTAAACTTGTGTTTTTTAAAAATCCGCTTAAGCTTACTAAGGCTTATATGGAGCGTGTAGGCAATTTCCTGCTGTGAATAACCGCTACACCATTTTTCATAAGCCCATTGCAATTCAACAGTTGTTAAATCTTCTTTCATTAGATTTCACCCTCCAAATACCTGACAATCTCCGCCCGCGCCGCCTCCATACCGCGGCAGACAACGCAGTAATACCCCGCAGCCGAACGGCGTTCCAGAAAGCCGCGTTGCTCCGGTTCGACGCGTCCGCTACGCAGACGCTTAAGTTCTATGTACATTCCGTGATACCCGCCCCGCGCACACGGGAGGAAAATATCCGGCACGCCCTTTTTTACGCCCATAGCTTTAAGACGTCCCGCTTCCGATTTGGAACGTCCGCCGCCGTTGGGTATGTGGTGCATATCCTCCAGTTCGGGATATTTCCCCGAAGCCCACCGCGCCCACTCGAAAAGCTGCATCTGCTCTACTTCCTCCGTGGGACACGGAACTGCTATTCTTTTTTTCTGCATTTTTTGACCTCCTCCGTATGCTCCGAATGCAAAATATCAACTACCGCGTACAGACACCCATTGATCTCATTGTCAAGCTCGTCAATACCGAGAAGCTGTGCGCCGTCCAGAACCTTGTGTGCCGTAACCTTATCCTGCAATGCGTCAAGAAATTCTTCCGCTTTTCGGCGCGATATGGTTTTCACCCGCTCTTTAGGCTTGTCAAGATTTTTTGACGGTATCCACCGCTTACTGCCAAGCGGAGACTTTGAGACATACCCCGCCACGCGGTCAAGTCCCTGATAATAATCGGGCTGTAATCTTTTGCAGTTTGCACAACCCCTTCCCCATAAGCTTTCGATTTTATCACGGTCGACTCCGCCGCTCAAAAAAATATGCACGTGATAATTACCCCGAAGCTCTCCCGACTCAAAAACGATTATGTATTTTAAAACCTTGCTGTTTTTTCTGTAAAAATAACGCAGACGGCGAATATAGTCCCGAATGTCCTTTTGCACCTGCTCCAGTGTATCGGGTCTGTTCCAGTCCTGATACTCGACCGTCACAAGAATATCTTTTTTTCCGAAATTGCAGTTTATCAGTCTCGCAAGCTTGCGGACTGCATTTTTATTATTAAGCCGCTGCTGGGTCTCGGAAGAAGCTTTGTATTTTGAAGCGCGTTTTCCTTTTTTTGCCTTTGCAAATTCGGGATAGATAAAAATTTCTTCACGCATACCCGATGAGACTCTTTTTTCTCTGTATCTGCATTTCATTTCCTTTTTTCTCCATTCCTGAAATTCGTTGATTTGTTAATATCCCATTACCGGCATAAAAGGCAGTGCGCCCAAGTTTTTAAAATATTATATATAGTATAGCTGTAAAATCGCGGTTTGATAGGGGAAATTTGCACTCACAGTGCATAACTTGAACTGTCAGTGCAAATTTTATTTTTTAATCAATATAGCACCACGACTGCGGCGGTCTTGTTTTGCCAAACTCCGAAAGCTCTTTCGGAGTGTCGTATATCACAAGCCGGGATATGTACCAAGCATATGGTACCGCACCTTTTAAATAAGAATGAAGCTCATAGCGGTCAAGACATGCCCATGAACAAAGCAATCCCTCCTCTTCTATGTAGTCACTGCGGATATATTGATAGTCCTCAATCATCAAGCATAAAAATTCGCCTATTACCTTGCCTTGTGCAACACCAAAATCCTTTTTGTCTTTGGTGCAGTATATGTACACTTTAAAAGGCGTTGCAAGATTCGGACGGTTCTTGCGGATTTCTACCGTTTTCCAGCCGTCCGCAATAAGCGCGCACCATTCCGGCTGGATCGATATTAATACTGATTTACTCATTTTTATCACCTGCGCTTTCCGACCTCATCAGTAATCCCGACGAAAACCCGCTCCAAGCCATGATAATAAAATTAACGACCGAAGCTAAAGCAGCCGCGCCGAAAGATATATCTCCGTTATCCATGCTCCCCGCGATCAGGAACATCGCAAGCACCGTCAGCAGGAATATTATTTGTTTTAGTTTTTTTATTTTCATAATTTAACGCCGCCTTTTTGAGTAACATCATACACGCCGCCGCGCTCCAATGCCTTACGGATATTATCCTCGCTGCGGTCAAGAAGTTTGGCGATCTCCGGAATTGTCGTACCCTCGCCAAACCATTTGCAGACAAGAAAAACCGTATCCCTCGTATAAGGCCGTTCAAGCGCGGCGGCTTTATTTTTGGAACATTCGGAACATCTGATAACACCGCCGCTGTATGACGTTTCAAATTCCCGGCCGCATATGCTGCACTTTATGATTTTGGTTTTTCCTTTTTTAGACATGATAAAAAATCCTTTCACTTTATTGTCGGTACAGTATTTAAAGCGTGCTCAAACAATTTATTGGGATCGTAGCTGTGAGAGGTTTGCGTATCGTTTCCGCTCAAAGGAGACTTGCCGTTTTTAACGTCCCTGCTGTGATAATTTTTTATCGTCTGACAATAGCCTTTATACGGTTTTCCTTTGGACTCCACATAATTATCCACATCCGCAATATATTTTTTCAAGACTGTTTCAGAGTTGGACGCACCGTATTTTTCCCCGAAAAAATTTGTCAGCCTTGAATATTCCTCATCGGATAAAAGCACATGACCGTATTCGCCGTACTTATGCCGCGGTACCTCCGGCTTGCTTTTTTTAGGCGCGGAGGCTTTGGCTTTCGGAACACTCCCGACCCGCTCATTAAGTACGGTAATGACCTCTGTAAGCCCCTGAATAGCCGATGTAAGGTTTTCCATATCGGCTTTTCGGCGTTCCTCCTGTTCCGCTTCTTTTTGGGCAATGAGCTTGTCCATAAAATCGGCGGCGTCCTTTAAGGCGGCGTTGACCTCCGGATGATTGCTGTCGGAGATCAGGCTCCGCCAGTACGCGGCCATAGCGCGGAATTTTTCAAATTTATCGGTACTGCTCATAATTTGATTTCATTTTCGACTTCGCGGGATTTATACGCGTCCCGCAGGTCACGCAGTACGCAATAAACCTTTTCAGCAGTCTCAAAATTTTTATTGCAGTCAGAAACATTGAATGTATAAGGCTTTATGACGGCTTTAAGTATCAGCCCTGCCTTTGCGACGATAACGCGTACTGCGGTTTCCGTTATTCTGACCTTGCGGCTGAAAAGATCGTACTTTTCGTCTGACAGCGGAGCAAGATATTTCGGGTCGACAAAAAAGCATAATTCGGGGAAATTATCGTCCTTGTTGTTATGAAACGTTTCAAGAACGCTGTACCCGAACATATCCGCCGTTTCGGCAAGCGGGACGTCCGAATCGTCATAATCAGCCAGCACCGTTTCAAACCATTCGGGAGTAGCGTCAAGAAAGCAGTCCAAATTATCATCGGGATCCAATTCCAGCAGTCCCTTTATTGTCAGGGTATCGAAAAGTGGAAGATTTTCAAGCGGATAAACCGCCGTTCCGTCGCTCAGATACTGCATAGCGATTTTCGTTTCGCCGTTATCATCATAGAGCTTGTTCCAAAGTTTTAACACGTCTTTCTTTTGGAACATGGCATATATTTTTTTAGATTTCATTTAATCAGCTCCTCCAGAATCCCGTTAAGAAACTTGACCGCTGCGCCCTTGAATTTTTCCTTTTTCTCCGCATCGGAAATCTTATCAAGAACGCCGATAAAATTTTTAAGGTTATCCTGCATTTCGGAAAAATAAAATTTGTACTCGATAAGAGCAGCGTCAGCTTGACCTGCTTTTTTGATCTGCTCTTCCAGTTCCCTTATGTGCTTGTCCGATTCGGCTCTGGAAGCGTTCAGACGGTCGTCAAGCTCCTTAAGCTTGTTTTCATAATCGGATTTGATATTTTCCGCAGACTTTGTCTGCGCTTCCAGTTCCTTAATATTTTTCTTTAATTCCTTTATCTCTTTTTTATGCGCCGCGGTCTGCTCCTTTACCTTTTCATCGACGCGTTCCGCAATAACGCTGTCGTCCGGTTCCTTTATCAGAACGTCAACGGGACGGCTCTGCAATTCTTCAAGTTCCTTTTCAAGAGCTTCTTTTTCCTCTTCCAAGGTTCCTATACACGCGTGCGCGCCGTCTATCTCGCCGTCCTTTTCGTTTACAGCCGACTGCAAAAAGGATATTTGTTCATTAGCTTTTTCAAGCTGCTTTTTAAGCTCCTCCGCTTCCTTAACGCTAATTTTATCAAAATTATTTTCCTCTGCAAGCTGTTCAAATTCTTCTGCGGGGATATCCCGGAACATATCAAGGATCTCAAGGCTGACAGCACCGTACTGCTCCAGACGCGGACCGTAGGTCTCATAAACCCTTATGTACTTATACGCCTGCGCCGATCTGAAAGGAAAAATAGTTCCGCAGGATTCGTCCATGTAGTCCTTAAAGCTTTCAAAGCCTCTTTCCTTGAATATTTTCCCGTCCTTGACCGCTTTAAGAAGTTTTCCCGTTTCGGTAAAGGACTGCGCCTGTATGCGGCACTGGTTGATTATCTGCTGCTCATAAAATTCCAAAGCGGAAAATTCAACGTTTTGCTCATTTAAAATTTTTTCAGACATAATATTTTCCTCCGTTTATTTTTATGCTGCGTTTGTTTTATTTTTTGGGGATTTTGGGTGCTTTTGGGTTGCCGGAAGTTTTACCCATTCAAGCCACCGCGAAACAAATTCTTTTGCTTCGGGGATAGGATCGCAGTTCCTGTTTCCGCGGATCTGTACAAGCCTGTCTCCGTTCATTTCGATGGTGTACAGCGGAGAATTTGGAAAACGCATGTCCCGCATGAACAGAATAACGGTTTTGCCCTCGATATGCCGCTGAGCGTATCCGCCCACGCAGTGATGAAGAGTCTTGCCCTCGTTAGCGATATCCTCTGCGCCAACGGGAACAATAACAGTATATTTCCCGTCTGTATATTCGTATTTTTTACAAAGCTTTTTGCGGTACTTGCGGTACTTTTCAAGCTTTTCCCGTGCATCCTTGCGTGCCTGCTCTTCAAGTATTCGGGCTTGTTCCTCCCGTACAGCCTGGAGCAGCTCCGAAGTCCTGCTATGAGCTTTGTAGAGATCGGCGGGCTTGCTTATCTGGGTGTCGCGCAGATCGTAATGCAGCTCCTCGCATTCCTTGATATAATCCCTATAGGTCATCTCCACAAGATTCGGACATTCGAGGTACGCTTCCGCCTGACGCATGATATAGTTAATATATTTCTTTGGGGTGAACCCTGTGCTTTGGATAAATTTCAAGGTTTCGTGATACGGCAGATAAAAGCTGCATAACTCCACAGCGTCCTCAAATTTATACTTCTTTTTTTCGCGGCGGGCGATAGCTTTTATGCGTCTCCAGCATTGCAGGACATTCAGAGCAACCTTACCGTCTTTCATGGCGGTACGGATAATTGCCGCTTCGTTGCCGTCCGTTTTGAAAACCTCCGCCGCTGTTTTTCCATCAAGGTCGATAACGCTTTTATGCGGTTTGCCGTTGTCGATAATTTCGCGTATAATGACTTCTCCGCCTGACTTCAAAAGCATTTCCACAGCGGGATATTTAGTCGCATATGCCATGAACATCAGCGGCTTGTACCCATTATATCCCTTGACGGAGATGTTTTCCGCAGTGTCCGGAGAAATATATTTACGGGGAATAACATATTTTAAAAAGCTGTCTTTCAGGACTTCGGGATTTTCGGCGGTAAAATAACTGATCCGGTCGAAGAGGCCTCCGGTATTCATATACGGCTCATAAATTTTGCTTGCCTCGTGAAATACATTGTGCCATGTTCTTGATATAAGCCGTGCATTGCCCGGTTTATACTCCATAATGTAAAGCTTATCCCACCGCGAACCGCCGTAAATCTCCGCCATTTCATCAACGGATTGTTTGTATCCGTATCCGCACATAAGCTCGCCGCATACAGCGTAAACGGTATTTTTCTCAACGAAAAAATAACACAGCTCATGATATTCCGTAAGGCGATCGCGGCTGATCTTTTCGGCTCGTGCAACAGCATTGCAGCCGCAGTTATGGCATGTAATCTTTACATCGTGTGCAATGGTGCGTGCGGTTTCGTATTCCGATACGTCATCGGGAGTTATCTGTTCGCGGTTAAGATAAAGCCTGTACCGCATCATGCAGTGCGTGCAGTAGCAGTCCACATAGGTCTTATACTTTTTGTAAATTATATAAGGCTTGGCGTATTTTTTGTGGAGTGCAAGCCTTATTTCGTCTGTAACGTCGGGCATTCCGAGCTTGTCCGGATCAATATTTTTATACATTTTAACACCCCCTTAAAACAAGTCGTCCAGTGACATTTCCAGAACGGATTTTTTGCCGCTTGTCATAACGATATTCGGACGTTCTTCGGCAGCCGCGCCGATGAGATCTATTTCCATAGTGAATCTGATATCCGCACCGGGAAAGTAAAACCTAACTGCTTTTTTATACGCTTCAAGATCGGAAATTCCGGATCCGCAGCCTTTTCCCACCTCTTTCATGCAGTCGGAAAAGGTCTTATCGTTCTGGACTACAGCCTGTGCAAATTCCGCGTCCTGTTCGCAAAAATTGATCAAAGCTTTCAGCACGTCCGATCGCATTACAGACGCATATTGGTCTCCCTTAAAACTTTTATTTTCGTCGTTAAGCTTTTCAATAGCTTTTTGTATCATAATAATTTCTCCTTTTTTATAGTCTTATCCGCCAATGGTCAGCCGCCGTATTGATTTTTGCGTTCTGTTGGTTTATACTGTAAGTGAACGGTTTTTCCGTTTGCGACGCAGCACCGCCGCATTTTATACGAATGGAGTGATTGCTTTCTTCTTTTTCTTTTTTGAAGATGATATGCGGAATAAAGCCAACAGAGCTATAGAGCAGCTCAATGACCTTATTCAAAATGATGCCGTCCTGAATCAGAACTACGCTTTGCGCATAGCTGTTGGACGTGTTTATCAGCTAAACAAATTAGCCAATATGGATAACTGAATTTTTTCTCTGTTTTCCCCGTATGTGCTGATACGGGGATTTTTTTCGGCGGCTGACCATTGGCGGATTTTTTGCAGTCAACCGCAAAATCCCGCTTGACAAAAATCGGATAATGGGTTATACTGTAACCGTACATTTTTCTTTGCCGCGTTTGCGATCAGTCGCTGCGCGGTTCTTTTTTTATTTTAGGTAAGACTGTTTTTATAGTTATTTTCTCCTCCTTTAAAATATAGATTTGGTCCGTCAAGGGTCTGCTGCCGTGTTGATTTTTGCGTATTGATGATTTATAATGATATTGAACAGTTTACTGTTTGCGCCCCGGCACAGGTGCATTTTTTCGCAAAGGGGGTGATCGCTTTCTTCTTTTTTTTCGAGGACATAATTTCAGAACGTATTGAAACATTACGCGCTGAAAATGAAACCTTATCGTACGTCGCCCAGTCCAGCCAAATGATTGCGCAGCGTGCGGTAAAAGACTTCATTGACAAAAATTTTGTAAATGGAGATAAACGTCCTTAAAAACGTAAATATTTCGATTTCCCGTATGTGCCGATACGGGAATTTTTTTCGGCGGCTGACCATTGGCGGATTTTTTGCAGTCAACCGCAAAATCCCGCTTGACAAAAATCGGATAATGGGTTATACTGTAATCGTACATTTTTCTTTGCCGCGTTCGCGATCAATCGCTGCGCGGCTCTTTTTTATAGTCAGTCTTATCCTCCTTTGCAAACAGCTCCAACGCTTCGGGGACGTCCAGTGTGTAATTTATGAACGTCTTGAAATAATCCTCAAGCCAGCCTAATACTTTTTCGCTTATGTGTTCGTCCCTCGGAAGCTCTTTCGGGAGCATTCGCGCGTATTTCGGTTCGTATTTCATGTAACGGCTCCGCAGTAATTTTCAGAGAGTATTTTCCCATGCCGCGCGCTGCCCGTCGCCGAACGGAGGGTGTCCCAGCTTGTGCCGCCTTATGGTGTCCTCATAAAACGCGTTGATAACCGTATTATTTATGTTGAGGTGATAGTGGTGTTTCAGAGTGTACGGCGATACGCCTGTGTATAGCTCCGTCGCGCGTTTCTGCGCTTCATAGGCTATTTCCGACGCGGTTTTCTGTGGCATTTTGCACCTCCTTTATTTGAGATGTATGTTCAGTCCGCTGTACCTGTCCGCTTCCTGCCTGTTGGCGAGTATGGCAGGAAACCTTGACAGATAAAAGTAAAGCAAGTATGCTGCTTGTCCGTAAGGGGGGACGGACAAGTACAGCGGACCGACTTTAGTTCATTCAGAACGGCAGGTCTGATTCGTCAATGATCGCTTCGCCCGTTTCCTCCGGAAGGCATTCGGCGCAGCGTATCAGATCAGTTACCTTTAACCGCGCGGCAACGAGTATACTCTTGATGTCCTCAAGCGAATATTTTTCACGCAGACTTGCGATAATTCTGTTAATTTCATTGGCCTTTTCCTCTTTTGTAAGGCGCTCATTGTCGGCGGGTACCTCTCTGTCAACGGAGCATACAACCTCTACGCTGCCAATCATTTTTTCGTAATAATCTCCTGTATCGGTTGACCTGCACACGAAGCCTTCGGACACAAGTTCGTCTATGGTAACACCATTCTCTTTCGCCGAAAACTGGATACGTACGCACTTGACGGTCTGATCCTTTTCGTCCCATAAATCGGAAGCGTAATTTTCGGGACAAGCCTCGGCACGCTTCCGGGTGTACTCGTCGCAAAGGACTTTGAGCTTTTCCTTAAACTCATTAAGCACCATAGTGCCCGCGTAAAGGTCTTTCATAACACGTCCGATATTTGACGCGTTATCTTCTGCAACTGGGTTACCCAACGCATACAAAAATTTATCGGGTGTAGTTGTTCTTGATTTTTCAATGGCTGCCAGAAGCTTATCCAATCCGTTATAGGATAAATTTGCCGCAGAAACTATTTTATTTTCGGATTTTTGGGAAAGGGTATAAAAATCCGAATATTTTTTCAGAAGGCCAGCATCGTAAAGCGCAGTTATAACGCTTTTGGAAACACCGGATATGTTCATTGCTTCTCTGTCCGCAAAATGCGTAAGCCTGCGAATGTCAATTTGACGCTTATCGTTTTCAGAATCCTGCGAAGGCATAGGGGCGATATAATCCTCATGTTTTGCCCAATCGTAGTTTTCAGCTATCTGAGGGATTATCATATTAGCCTTGTACACTCCTATGCAGTCTCCGACTGTAAGACGAAGCTTCTCCAGAATGTCCTTATTATGAACCGATGCTCTTGTGACCGTCGTTCCTTCCAGCTCGACAGGGTCAAAAACCGCTACCGGAGTATATGCGCCCGTTTTGCCGATCTGCCATTCAATTGCGCGGAGCGTGGTCTTTTCAACAGTATCACGCCATTTAAAAGCTATGGCGTTTTTGTGGTACTTGCCCGTCATGCCTAAGGAACTTCCGTACTTTGCGTTGTAGAATGTAATAACCATTCCGTCAACCGGATACTCAAAAGCTTTTACCTGTTCTTCTTTTGAAGTAAGGACTGTCTTGACAGAACCCGCGCTTACAAGCGTATGGGGGACAACCTCAAATCCAATCTCGGAACAATAGTCCAGCTGATTCCCGACGGTGGGGAACTCTTCAAAGCCCTCGGTGCATGAGAATACTATAAATCTTACGTTCCGGTCTGCCAGCTCTTTCATTGAGGTGAGCCGCAGGGAGCCCGCCGCCAGGTTGCGGGGATTCTTGTACTTTTCGGCAGTATCGGCTATTGTGTTGTTTACGCGGTCGAAATCCGCATATGTTATAACCGCTTCGCCGCGGACTGTTTTCCGACCATTGCAAGGCAGCTTTAAAGGTATGCCATGAATATGCTTTGCACTTGCGGTTATATCGTCTCCGGTGTAACCGTCTCCCCGCGTTACCGCGCTTTCAAGCCAGCCGTTCTCATCATATGTAAGCACCAAAGTAAGACCGTCCAGCTTCCAGGATATAACGCCGACCTCCTCGCCAAGGAAAGCCTTTATATCTTCGGGATTTTTGGTCTTTTCCAGTGAAAGAGCCGGGTGCTTGTGCGCCTTTTTCGGGAAACCGCTAAGAGATTCATAACCCGCAAATCCCGTCGGACTTCCGGAAAGCACACAGCCATTAATGTTTTCCAGCTCGGCAAGCTCATAATAAAGATTATCATATTCGTAATCCGTCATATCTGACGTGCCGCCATTGTAATAATTTCTTGCCGCCTTGTTCAGCAGTTCCGTAAGAAATTTTTGCCTTTTCATACTCATAATATCTTTCCCCTTTATTTTAGTTGTACTTGCTTACCTTTTGATTCCAAGTTCTTCGGCAATCTTCTGTGCCAGCTTCTCATTTTCGGAATTGCCGTTGATAAACGACCGTACATTGCTGTAGCCGTACTTGATCTTTTCGGCAAGCTCTTTCTGGGTCATTCCGCGAAGCTTAAGCTGCTTTACGATCTCTGCGTGAAACGAAGTTATCATTATAACCACCTCTTTCATTAACATTTGTTACTTTTTGCCGCTGTAAATACACAATTGCATTGACAGCCACATCAAAATGTGTTATACTTATAGTCACCACAACAATTAAATATCCACATAAGCTAAAAATAAACTCAATATTTTTGGCTCGCTTTGTTGTAGCTGTCATGCCCTTGTGTTATTTATATCATAACGCAAATATTTGAGTATGTCAATATACTTTACTAAAATATTTGCATTTTGTATTGACTAACAAACTTTTGCAAAATATTTTGTTAAAAATAAACAAAAATGCCATCACGGGTGGAGTGGACGTGACGGCGGAAAGAAAGGAAGTTTAAATATGCAAAATTTTTATAACGCTCAAATTTGTCTAAACGGTCACATTATTGCAAAATGTGATGATGAGTTTGTTGAACGAGGTGATTTTTTGGATATTCTTAACAGAATTTCAGAACTTTTAGGCGAAAGAGAGCAGAAAGAATTAACTTCTTATTTAGGAATAAAAAGTTCTGCTTTTTCAGAATGGAAATCAAGAAAGACACAATCATATAAAAAATATCTAATTGAAATATCAGAATTTTTTGGAGTTTCAATAGATTATTTAGTTTATGGAAAAGAAGTTGCCTCCCAACTGTCAGACGCAGAATCAGGTTTAATTAAAAAATTTAAAATTCTAAATGATATTGATCAAAAAAGAGTTTTGAAGCAAATAGATACGTTTCTGCAAGACTATCCTGATGAGGAGGTTAAAACGGAAGTAAGCCGAAAAGGAGCATAAAGTAATAGAGCTGATCTATGCAGACGGTCAGCTCAAAGTACATAAAATAAGAAAAGCCGCCACGGCTGACCGTGACGGCAAAGGAAAGGAATTTTAAATTATGGGATATACTTTTGAAAAAGTAAAATTTGAAAGGGACATTCACGGGTTTATTACTTTTCTGTCGTCATATGAAAAAACAGCATTTGGAAAAGTAAAGCCGGAGCTCATTCGTGATTTAAAATGGGTTTGCATGAACGAATTAAAAGAATATTATGATTATAGCAAACTCGACCAATATTTAGAAATTATTAGGTATAAAGCCACTATTGATTCTTTTACATTCATACTTTCATACTCAAAACCGAAAAACAAGTTTAATTTTGAAGTGATCTATGCTGACAACCCTGATAATATTTATCAAATTCCATGCATTTTGGACAGTGAAGCAAATCAAACAGCATTACACACTCTTTACGATGATATAATTAAATATCGGTTTCAAAAAATGGAAAAGCTGTCAAATTTTCTAAATCAGGATGAAAAATCTACTTGATAAAACAGCCGCCGAAATCATGTTCAATATTATTATTGGTTTCTTCAGATCCCGAAAATTTTTCGACTAATTTAATTTCCGAATTATTTAAGTAGCTTTCTAAATCTCTTATTGCGAATTCGAGTTGTCTACTAAGTTTGTGTATTTTATCTCTTTTTTCGCAAAGCTCATCAAGACCCTTAATTTCAATACCCGTTATAATCATTATGCTCACCACCTTTCAGGAAAAATTTTAATGTCGTTCCGCTAAAAGTTTGTTAAATAAAAAGGAGATATTCAAATGTATACTGTTATTGCAACCTATTCCGATAGAATTACACGTTCCCGAGAAGTTAAACATGTTACAAAAATAAAATATAAAGTTGCAAGTTTTGAACAAGAAGTTATCGGAGATGAAATATTAACACACAAATTTTCGGCTTCGGTTCCGCTTCATTTATTTTCGGAAACACAACAAACTATTATTTATCCGGATAAAATAATAGATTTGCAAATAATAAAAGAATAGCCTTTCAAATAATGATTGCTTTTATTATTGCTTGCGGGTAATCTTTTGATAACTGGTTGATATACTTTTTAATTACATCATACGGAAAATCCATTTTAAAATAGCATGTAATCTCAAGAATTTCTTTATAATGGCAATTCCTGCGCTTCTTACATACTTTCACTCATATTACCGCCTTTCAAAAAGAATTTTTTAATGCCGCTTCACTTTAAACCGGCAGTTCAAATGCTCTTTTAAATGTTCTTTAAATTCGTTTATAAAATCGTTTGCTTCGCTTATTGTTGTTATCTTGCGGTATACCTTGACATAGCCTGTCATAACTTCGAGAGAAAGTTTCAGTATCCAACAATAAACCAGAAGCACTATAACAGCTATTGCTAATATTACTGCTATTAATACCGCCAACCCGTTCACCGCCTTTCATAGGTTTAATTATATTGTAATGCAAATATTTGAGTTTGTCAATAGGAGATGTTAAAAATGTATAATAAATTAAAAAAGTTATGCAAAGAAAAAGGCACTAACGTAACTAATTTGTGCGAAATTGTTACTGGGAGCAGTGGCAATCTTGCCACATGGAAAAAAGGCTATATGCGTTCTGATTATTTAAAAAAATCTGCTGAATACTTAGGCGTAACAACAGACTATCTTCTCGGACTTGATAATGTACAGAGTAGAAAAACCGAAAGTATATCCGAGAATGCCCAAGAGCTTATTGAGATGTACACTCAACTCAGTGAAAGAAATCAATTAAAGATTATAGGATACGTTCAACGAATGCTTGAAGAAAACGGCAAAGCTGAAACAATTAATGAAGATGTTTCCAAAATTGCAGAGGCAGATGCTAATGTTTTAACAGAACCTATAAATACAAATTGACGTTCTTTCTGCCAAGCAAAAGCGGATTTATATATGTTTTTACAATTTATTACACATAAAAAAGCCGCCACGGTAGACCGTGACGGCGGGATCTGAATTATAGAATTGTCAATACATAAATTCTGTTTTTGAGAATTTTGGTAATTGTGTTGAAATTTAAGGAGATTTTTTATGCTTTATGAACAATTAGAGTCGCTTTGTAAAGAAAATGGAACTACTCCAACCGCATTTGTACGTGATATATTGAAATTAAGCACCTCAAAAGTTACCGCTTGGAGTAACGGCTCTATTCCTAAAATCGGAACTCTAAAAGAAATTGCAAATTATTTTGATGTTACAGTAGGATATTTATTTGATGGAAAAAGTGTGTCCGTCGAACTTTCGGAAGATCAACAAGAACTTTTAGATTTATATGATAAATTGCCTGATCGCAAGAAAGGAGAAGTAACCGGATTTATTAAAGGCATACTTAACGAACAAGATAATAAATCTGTAAAACGAAAAGGAGCATAAAATAATAGAGCTGATCTATGCAGACGGTCAGCTCAAAGTACATAAAATAAGAAAAGCCGCCTCGAATAACCGAGACGGCGATTGAAAGGAATTTTAAATTATGGGATATGTTTTTGAAAAAGAAAAATTTGAAAATGACATTTACGGATTTATTACTTTTCTGTCGTCATATGAAGAAACATTTTATTCATATTCAAACGTAAAACCGGAATCCATTCGTGATTTAGAATGGGTTTGTCTGAATGAGTTAAAAGAAAATTATGATTTCATCAAACTCGACCAATTTTTAGAAATTATTAGGTATAAAGCCACTATTAATTCTTTTACATTCATACTTTCATACTCGAAATTGGAAAATAAGTTTAATTTTGAAGTGATCTACGCTGACAACCCTGACAATATTTATCAAATTCCATGCATTTTAGACAGTGAAGTAAATCAAACAGCGTTAAAAATTCTTTATAATGATATAATCAATAATCATAAACAAAAAATGGAAAAGCTTTCAGATTTCGTAAATGCATATGCAAAAATAGATTAGTTAAATGTTGAATCCACCAAACCGACCACCTATAAGCGTATCATGGTTGTTTTCATCTGATTTATTTTCAACGTCATCTACGCTTACAAGTTCGATATGTGAATCGTTAAAAGAATACAAAAGATTCTTAATTTCCTTATCAAACTCTTCGGCCATTTTACGAATATTGTCAGTCCTTTCTATTATATCAGAAAGTCCCTTTATTCTTATTTTTGTAAGATACATTATGCTCACCTCCTTTCGTAAACACCATTTTAATGCCGCTTCTCTTCAAAACGGCGTTCCAAATGTTCTTTGAAACATCTTTTCAATACTTCGAGAGAAAGTTTAAGTATCCAACAGTAAACCAGAAGCAATATAACAACTATTGCTAATATTACTACTGCTATTAATAACGCCAACCCGCTCACCGCCTTTCATAGCTTAAATATATTATAATTCTACTTTTCGGAATTGTCAATATCAAAATAAAAATTTTTTCAAAAAGGAGCTAAAACTATGCCGCGCCCAAAGAAAGTCGCCCCAAACAGAGCAAATGGAACATATGAATACAAAGCGACGATCGGCAGGGAATACGACGGTAAAGCTATCCGCAAGAGCTTCTACAGCCCCATCAGCCTGGAGGACGCTAAGCGCAAGGCCGAGGAGTACAAGATAAAGCGCACCGTTATAGACACCTTCGGCGCAACCGAGGAGACCGCCTCCGACATTTCGTTTGCCGAATGGTCTAAAAAATGGCTGGCGGTCTATAAAAAACCGTATGTCACCGAAAATACATATCTCTTGACCTACGAAAATTTTGTCGTAAACCATATAATACCATACTTTAAAGCGGCAAAGCTGAAAAATATCCGGAGTATTGATATCCAGCGTTTTTTTGATCAGAAGCAAAAGGAGCTTTCTCAATCGTCGCTTGACAAGCTGCACTTGTGCCTGTTTGGTATATTCGATAAAGCCATTGACAATGACCTGATTGTGAAAAACCCTGTCAAGAACGTGATCTATAAAAGCGCAAAGGAAAAAAACGCTAAGAAAGTGTGGACTGATGAGCAAATAACGCTTGCCAAAGTTTTTTTTGCCGATGTTCTTCCGGAGGCTGTTCTCATGCTTGATACGGGACTCCGGCGCGGCGAAATGCTTGGTCTTATGTGGTCTGATATCGACTTTGAAAGCAAGACCTTGACGGTAAGGCGTTCCATAACCGATAAACAGCACGGGGGCGTGGAGATCAGCCCGCCTAAAATGGAAAGCTACAGAACCATACCGATCCAGACAAGCCTGTGCGAACTGTTGACCAAGCTGCCGCGTTCAAGCGAATATGTGTTTCCAAATTTGCTGAATACAGTGCAGTCTCCGCATACTTTTTCCAAACGCCTTAAAAACGCTATGAAGCGTCTATGCGAGCAGTACCTGGAACTCCCTCAATTGACCGCCCATGAGATGAGGCATACCCGGGGTACGCAGCTTCGGAGAAACGGCGTGGATATCTATACGATACAAAAAATAATGGGTCACAAGAACATAAATGTGACCGCGAATATCTATGTTCACGACGAGGTTGAAGCCACGAGAAAAGCGGCAAATATCGTCTGA